ACGAGGTACTCGAGCGGTGGCAGAAAGCCGACCGGGTACTCACAGAGGATCGCCGGAACTACTGGCTGAACTACGCGTTCTACACCGGTAACCAGTGGGTCTGGTGGGATCCGGTTCGCAACATCGTCCAGAACGCTCTGCCGTCGACTGCGTACGAGACGGACCGGGTTCGTCTCACGATCAACAAGATCCAAGAGCGGATCAACCAGCTGATCGGCCGGTTCACCGACAAGCCGATCGTGTTCGAACCTCTCCCGACCGCCGCCGACGATTCGACGCTGTCCGGCGCGAAGCTCGGCGGTTACGTCCTCGAGGCAGCCAAACTCGAGTGCGGCTGGGAGTCGATCCGCCGGGAGAACATCTTCAACGTCCTGATGGGCGGCACTTCCGCTATCTGTGTGGAGTGGGACGGCCAGTCAGGCGAGCAACTGATGGTCAACCAGATGAACTCCGATGTCGTCGGCACGGGCGAGGTGACGCTCTCCCCGCTGTCGATCGCGGAGTTCTCGGTGACACCGGGGTCGCGCCGCTGGTCGGAAGCCCCCTGGTGGGTTGGGTGCACCGCTGTTCCACCGGAGCAGGCCCAGGAGCACTACAACATGGGCAAGAAGCCCTCGGCTGACGCCGGTTCCACGTACTCCCCGTTGCAGCGTTCGATGCTCGAGCAACGCGGTGTCGACGTGGACTCCGAACTCACAGCCGTATACGTCATGTACGAGCGCCCGAACCGGAAGAACCAGACCGGTAAGCGTGCCGTCGTGATCAACGGGAAGACCGTCTTCGAAGGGGAGTGGAACCTCCCCGACGAGAAGCTGAACCTTCAGGTGTTCCGCCAGACGAGCGTCCCGATGAAATGGACCGGTACCACGATCGCCACCGCGGCTCGGGCCCCTCAGATCGCCTACAACGCTGTGTTCTCCACGATCGTGGAGCACGCCAAGCTTGCGGGCAACGTCCGTCTTCTCGTCCCGTTCGGTGCGCTGCCGGACGAGACACACCTGACCGACGAGCCGGGTGAGGTCGTCAACTACTACGCGGTGGACAACCAGCGCCCGGACTACATGCGTCCCCCGGAGTTGCCTCGCTGGCTGACGAACCTTCCCCCCGAACTCGAGGGGCAGCTGGACGGGATCCTGCATTCGCATGCGGTGTCTCGGGGTATGGCCCCCGGGGACCGCAACTCGGGGCTGGCGCTGTCGATCCTCGCCGAGAAGAACGACACTCCGCTCGGTCCGATGGCCCGAGACCAGGCCGAGGGATGGGGTGAGATCGGGTCGAAGGTGCTTGGCCTGTACGGGTCGAAAGCGATGGAGATCCGCAAGAAGGTCGTGTTCACCGACACCGGGGTTCCGATCCCGTTCGAGTGGAACGGCCAGCGGTTGCACGGCCAGACCCGGGTGACGGTCCCTCTGGATTCGGTGGTCCCGTCGAACAAGTCGGCGACGCAGGCGATGCTGACGAACCTCGCGCAGGCGTTCCCCGGGTTCGGGGCGATGATCGACAACGACAAGCTGATCCGCATGCTGGACCTGCCGGGGTCGAAGACCCTGTCGGAGATCCTCGACCACCACATCAAACGTTCCCAGAAGGAGAACGATCTGATGTCGGTCGGCGAGGTGATCCTGCCGGAGCAGTGGGAAGACCACGCGAAGCACATGGCGGAACACAACCGGTTCCGTGACACCGACGCCTACCGGTACGCCCCGCAGGACATCCGGCAGATGGTCGACGCGCACATCCAGGCGCACCAGCGTCTCATCGAAGAAGAGGCGGTGCGGCAGGCGGAACTCAACGCGATCCAGCCCGGCTTCGCTGGTCTCCCGCAGGCAGAAGAGCCTCTCGGTTCGGCAGTCCCGCCGGACTGGGCATCGCTACAGGGACAGGGAATGCAGCCATGAGCATGATGCCGGGGTGGGAGCAGCAGGCGTACTCAACGATGGGCCAGGAGCTCGACGGGAGAGCCGACCCGGCCGAGGTGAACTACCGGGAGGCCGAGGATCCCGAGATGACGTGCGCCGAGTGCCTAAACTTCCTTCCACCAGACCAGTGTGGTGTGGTGGCAGGCAAGGTGAACCCTGCCGGGGTGTGCGACGCGTTCACGCCGGCGGAAGAGTCCGAGAGTCCCATGGAGGACATGAATGAGTGACGTACAACCGGCTCCCACCGATGGTGGCGAGGCGGCGGATGGGGGAAGTCCGTCGTTCGAAGATCTGGACGCAACCTACGAGGCGCTCGAGCAGACCGAAGGTCTGGATCAGGGTGTCGTGTCGGAGATCCAGAAGCTCCGCAAGGAGCACGCGAGGTACAAGGAACGGTTCCGGCCGTACGAGCAGACGTTCGGTGGTCTCCACCCGGACGATGCCGCGGCGTTCGTGGAAGCCGCCAGGCAGTTGCAGTCAGGCAACACCGAGGCCGTCGCACGGTTCTTCTTCGACGCTTCGAAGGGGCTGGCCGGTGACGTGTGGAACGAGTGGATCACCCCCGCCGAAGAGGCAGAGGTGAGCGAGGTAGCGGAGGCTGCTGTGGCGCAGGGGTACGACCCGTCCGAGGTCGAGTCGATCATCGAACGGAAGTTCGCTGAGTTCCAAGAGCGTCAGCAGGAGGAGCGCATCCAGGCGCAGCTGCGCGACGAGATCGTCGGCACGCTCAAGGATCTGGGGTACGACTCCCCCGACAACCCGAAGGCGCAGATGGTACTGTTTCGGGCGAAGCAACTCGGTGGTACCGATCTACGTGCAGATCTGACTTCGGCCCACGAATGGGTGCAGGAGTCGCTCGCCGAGGAAGCGAAGAACTACATCTCCCAGAAGTCGGCAGACGCCGGCACGCCAGTCGTCCCGAAGGGCGATCCGGCATCGGGAACGCAGTTGTCCGAAGATCTGTCCTTCAACGACAAGATCTCGGCGCTCGTTGACGGTGCTCTATCGTCGGAGAACGATGCGCTGAGGTAAGCGCTGAAGGACCCGACCTCGAAAGAGAGAAGTCCTTCCAATGGCACTCACTCTGTCGACTGCGGACAAGGTGCTGAAGGATCTGTACAAAGATCTGCGTGAGCAGATCAACCAGAACTTCTTCATCCTCCAGCAGATCGAGAAGAACACCGGTGACATCGAGGGCCGCAAGGCCGTCCATGCCATCCACGTCAGCCGTAACAACGGCGTCGGCGCCCGTGGCGACAACGGCACCCTCCCCACCGCTGGGGCCCAGGGCTACACCACGGTCAACGTCCCGACCCGGTACAACTACGGCCGCATCCAGCTGACCGGCCCGGTGATCTCGGCGATGAAGTCGGATCGTGGCTCGTTCATCCGCGCCGTCAAGAGCGAGATGGACGGGGTCCGCAACGACCTCTCCCGTGACATCAACCGTCAGATCTGGGGCACCAGCGACGGCGTCATCGCCGCGACCGACACCAACAGCAACAGCACGACGGTGTCGCTCGCCTCGACCACCACCGCGACGCAGATGCGTCAGCTGTGGGCCGACGGTGGCAGCAAGGTCGACATCGGCACAGTCGCCGACCCGGACGCCGTGGTCGCAGGTGTGACCATCTCGGCGTACGACGCGACGAACCTCACCATCACGGTGAGCTCGGCCGTCACGACCACCCCCTCGCACCGCGTGTTCCGCGCGGGCGCCGGCGGTGCGACCGACGACAGCGGCAACCCGGGCGACGGCCAGTACGAGTACACGGGCCTCCAGAGCATCGTGGACTCGAGCGGCACCCTCCACACCGTGTCGGCCACCACCTTCCCCGTGTGGGCGGCGACCGAGGACGGCAACAGCGGCACCAACCGTGCCCTGTCGGAGAACCTCATCAACAAGAACATCCACGCAGTCGAGATCGCTTCGCAGAAGCGGGTCGGCCTGCTGGTCGGTTCGGATGGGGTCAGCCGTGCGGCTGCCAACCTGATGCAGTCGATGCGTCGCAACATCGACAACGTCGACCTCAAGGGCGGCTACTCCGGCATCCGCTGGGACACCCCCGCCGAGGGCATGGGCCGCGGTGGCCCGATCGCGCTGATCTGGGACCGGGACTGCCCGAACAACAACCTGTTCGGTCTGTCGCCCGAGTCTCTCGTCCACTACGTCCAAGAGGATTGGTCGTGGATGGATCAGGACGGCGCCGTCCTCTCCCGTGTCTCGAACACCGACGCCTACGAGGCGACGCTGTACCGGTACGCGGAACTCGCCTGCAAGCAGCGGAACGCGAACTTCAAGATCGCGGACGTCACCGAGGCTTG